CTTTTCTAATATGGTAATTGCGCCTATGCAAGAGTTATTATTGGATGCATTTGAGCAAATATTGGCATATAATGGCATGAGCCTTAATTTATACTTTAGAACATTAAAACCTTTGGAGTTTGTTGATTTAGAAAATGTACAAACAGAGGAGCAAGCGCAAGAGGAAACAGGCTTAGAGTTACATAAGGATTTCTCAGATAAGGAAGGAGAGCGCATATTAGAGAGTTTAGAAGGGGAAGAGGTAAGTGATGTATGGGAATTAGTAGAAGAGCGTGCATATAGCGATAATAATAGCGATGTAGATACGTGGATTGCAGACTACGAAAAAAAGAATAAAAGTACATTACAAAAATTAGCAGAGGTAATTAAATCCTTTCCAAGCAGATCAAGTCAATTAGATAAATCAGTATACAAAGTAAGATATAGCTATACTAAAGGATTAGGAGGGCCAGGTAAGAGTAGAGATTTCTGCGTTAAAATGATGCAGAGAACAAATAGCGGAGTAGTATATAGGCTGGAAGATATAGATAAGGCATCAAGAGAAGGCGTAAATAGAGAATTAGGTCATAAAGGGCAACCTTATGATTTGTTCAAATTTAAGGGCGGTGTTAATTGTGGCCATTATTGGAGTGAGCGTTTGTATAAGCTAAAGAAAAAGAAAGATGGCTCATATTATGAGGATAAGGCGCTAAGCAGTTCAGCAGAGGTAGAAAGCATACCTAAATCCTATATGCCTACGCCAAGAGGAAGAGAAAGAGCGGCCCAAACAGAATGGTCAAGAGGAGATAAAGGACATCATCCAAATTATAAAGGTTAAGCATGGCAAAAGCATTATTAATATCAAGAGCAGACGTTATTAAATTTACATCCATGAATGGCAATGTAGATACAGATAAGTTTATTCAGTATATCAGCATTGCACAGGATATTCATATTCAAGCAATGACAGGAACGGATTTGTTAGAAAAGATACAAGCGGATATAATAGCTGGTACTTTGGCTGATCCATATCTTAATCTACTTACTACATACATTAAGCCTACTTTAATCCATTATGCAATGGTGGAATATTTGCCATATGGCGCATATACGATAGGCAATAAAGGTATCTATAAGCATGGCTCAGAAAATAGCGAAACATTAAGCAAGGAAGAGGTAGATTTTTTACGAGAAAAGGAAAGGCAAACGGCAGAGCATTATAGGCAGAGATTTATAGATTATATATGTAGCAATAGTAATTTATTTCCAGAGTATAGTACTAACTCAAATGGAGATGTTTACCCAAGTACTGATAATAACTTTCCTGGCTGGGTTTTATGAAAAAGAAGTATCAAGCAAAGAGTAAAAATGTAAAGCGTTTAGAGACGTTTTTAAATAAATATTATGGCAGAAATCAAGATAAGCGATCTAACGGCAAAGGGTGCTAATTTAGATAGTACAGATTTACTTATTATCTCAGAAGATGATGGCGCTGGTGGTTATGTATCTAAGTATGTAACGGGAGCTCAGATAAGTGGAGGGAGCGTTAATACTATTTATAGCGCAGATGATACGGTTAGAGGTAATCGTACAATAGATTTAAGTGGAGTATTTGTGTTATTTACTAATGGCGCTAATAACATCTTAAAAATGAATCCAAGTACTAACGATGTTACCTTTAGCAATGCTTACACCATGCCTACGGCAGATGGTAATAGTGGCCAGGCGCTTATTACCGATGGAAGTGGTAATATTGATTTTAGTATACCTACAGGAGGCTTATATGCGCAGACTGCGGATAGCGCAACCTTAACTAATTCTACAACAGAAACCAGCATAGTAGGAACAGGAGTAGGTAGTTTAAGTGTACCAGCTAATGGCTTTGTAGTAGGCGATTCATATCATGCCAAAATAGGAGGAGTTATTTCTGCGCAGAATGCCGATGATATTACAATTAATATTAAATCTGGATCAACGATTTTAGCAACTACTGGATTAATAGAATTAGAGGCAGTTACATCTATGGCATGGGAGATAGAGTTAGATTTTACAATACGCGCTATAGGTGCAAGTGGTCAAATATCTACTAATGGTAATTTTGCTTACAACAGAAACACGGGTACACTTGAAGGTTATGTATTTCAAGATACGGTAACTTTTGATACTACTATAAGCAATACTTTAGATATTACTGCTCAATGGAATCAAGCAAAAACACAAGATCAGATTTACTCTGCAAATTTTGTACTACATAAAGTTTATTAAGATATGGCAAATACAATAGGATACGGACAAGGTGCAGTTAATAATACAAATGGCTTTGGTAAAGCACCTACAAATAACACCATAAACTTTGGCGAAGTGTGTGCAGATAGTTGGAGTCCAGAAACTAACTTAGTAGGTGGTTCATTTTTTACAAATCAATACTCGGTGCTTTTGGACGGAATTGACGATTATATAAATTGTGGTAATGTAGATATGACATCTGCAACCGAGCAAAGTTTCAGCTTGTGGTTTAGTACACGCATAGGAACGGGGTATTTATTTAGTCAATATACAAGTGGTGATAATAGACAGATATTTGTTTATTTTACATCAACAAGATTAGATATATATGCAAATGGTGGTATTAGGTATAGAGTTACTTTGCCTTCTGCTATTCCTTTAAATGTATGGAATCACATAGTTATAACTTATAATGCAGCCAATGCCTTTACTGACAGGTGGAATGTATATTTAAATAATGGCTCTGCATATTCGGGAAATGCGTTTGCTGGTAATGCAAGTTTCAACGCAAATACTAATGAAGATTTTTTAATTGGTAAATACAATAATTCTACGTTCTTCGAATGGGAAGGTTATATAGACGAGTTTTCAATATGGACTAAAGAATTAACGGCACAAGAAAGAAGCGATATATATAATTCTGGAGTGCCTAATGATGTTAGTAGTTTAGGAATTAGTGGATTAGCTAATTATTGGCGAATGGGCGATAATGATAGTGGCACAGGAACTATAGTAACTGATCAAGGCAGTAGAGGTAATAACGGAACATTAGTAAACGCTCCAACATTTGAAACAAACGTACCTACATAAAAACGAATAGATATGTTAAAAACCTTTAGTACATACGCAATAATACAAGCAACTGATTTGGCAAACATAGACTTTGACCAAATAGGAGAAACAAGCCCAATAACTTTAAGATACAATTTAGCTTGGACTGAATTTGTAATTAAGTGGAATACAACGCCAACCTTTATAGCTGATGGCTCTGTTGTTCCTGTTTCTATATTAACTTATGCAGAAGCCTTAACTCTTATGGCAACATCTGCCTGGTCACAAGAAGAGCCTGTTGAATAATGGATATTAGAAAGCACCAAAACGTATTAGCGATTCTCTACTTTGTAGCTGGATATTTTTTTGCTTTTACTTTATTATTTACAACTACAGAAATACACTTAAAAGCATGTGGTGCATTATGCACAATTTACTATACTTGGCTATTAGCTGAACAACTATAATATGAAAACACAAGTCATACTCTTAACAACTAAATTACAAACCTATTCAACTAAACTAATGGCTATTATTTGTTCGTTTTTTTTACCTATTGTTGGCATCTTGATCCTGATCGCATTATCTGTAATATTTGATACAATTACAGGAATATGGAAAGCTCGTAAATTAAAGCAACCTATTACCAGCAGAAGATTATCCAATATTGTATCTAAGATTCTATTATATGAGGCTACGGTCATGCTATTTTATTTGATAGATTACTTTATAGTAAATGATATAGTAATTGCATTTTTTAGTATTGATATGCTTACTACTAAATGTTTAGCGCTGGTATTAGTATCTATTGAGGTTATAAGCATCAATGAGAACTATAAGGCCGTTAAGGGTATAGATTTATGGGCATCCTTAAAAAACCTATTTGCAAGAGCAAAGGAGGTAACGCAAGACTTTAAAAAGATAAATGAGAAAGATCGATAAAATTATATTGCATTGCTCAGCAACTCCAGAGGGCAGAAATCATGATGTAGAGGATATAAGGAGATGGCATTTAAGAAGAGGGTTTTCTGATATCGGATATCATTACCTTATACATATAGATGGAACTATTGAGCCAGGTAGACCAATAGAAAAACGAGGCGCTCATACGGCAAATTTTAATAAAGGCAGTATTGGTATTTGTTATGTGGGAGGCATGGATAAAGATATGAAGCATCCAAAGGATACACGAACAAAAGCGCAGAAGGATAGCCTTATTAAATTAATGCATGAATTGATCTATAAATACAATAAGGATATGACTATTCACGGACATAACGAATTCGCCAACAAGGCATGCCCATCATTTAACGTACAAGTAGAATATGAAAATTTATAGTTTATTTTTGATTTTAGCGCTTTTCTCATGCTCTGCTAAGTATCACTATCAGAAAGCTCTTAAAAAGGGCTTAGAGCCTCTTATATCGTCTGATACGATAAGAATTGCTACTATTGATTCTGTGCCTGTAATAAAACATGATACAATTGTATACGAGCATTTCTATACATCTAAGGATACGATAATTATGTATGAGAATGTATATGTACCTAAGACAAGGTTAGAAACACGAATAGAATACAAGCTAAAAAGAGATACCATTAGAATGATTACCAGAGTAGAGGTACAAAAAGCCAAAGCACAGGGCCAGGTAAAGAAAAAAGTTAACATGTGGGTGTGGATAATATTATTTATAGTGCTGGGATTGTTTATGTATTTAGCAAGTAGATTAGCAAATAAATTATTATGATAAAAAGGCATAGCAAAAATGTACATGAGATTTATATAGAAGGCAATGATGCTAAAATCGCAATGTTGTCAGATATCCATTGGGATAATCCTAAATGCGATAGAGAGCTCTTAAAAAAGCATCTTGATTATTGTAAAGAAAATAGCATTCCTGTAATGATCAATGGGGACGTTTTTTGCCTTATGCAAGGACGGGGCGACAACAGGCGTAATAAGAGCGATATAAGGCCAGAGCATAATAATAGCAGATACTTAGATTCGATTGTAGAAACTGCCGTAGATTGGTGGAGTCCATATGCTGATATTCTTACGGTAATCGGGTACGGAAACCATGAAACGGGTATAATTAAATTTCAAGAAACGGATATCCTTCAAAGATTTGTTGATCTGTTGAATCTTAAATGCCATAGCCAGGTACATACAGGAGGATATGGAGGCTGGCTTATTGTAAAAGTTGGCAAAGGGAATCATTTGTGTACTATAAAAATCAAATATTATCACGGCAGCGGAGGAGGCGGACTGGTCACAAAGGGCGCTTTAAATCTCACCAGAGCGCTTGAAAAATATTCTGGTATGGATGTATTTGCTATGGGACATATACACGAAAATAGCGCAAGAACAGATGTTTTGGATAGCTTAGAGCATAATGCCCATCATGGATATCATGTTCAGCATAAGCCAATTCATATGATGATTACAGGGACGTATAAGGAAGAGTATGGAG